GAGCCTTAGGGATATCGCCGAACAGGCCTACGACGACGTCGAGGCTCTGGCCGAGGCTGAAACCCCGGAGGTCCCCCAACCGGAGGCCCCGGCCGAAGAACCCCTTGCGCAGGACGACAGACCGCGCGATAAAAGCGGCCGCTGGGTGCCAAAGGACGGGTACCGCCAGCCGGGCGAAGCAATCGAACCCCTCGATCCAGCCCCGAAGAAACCAATTCAAGCCACCCAGACGCCCCCTGCTGATCCAGCCGCCATCAAACCGGCGCGAAGCAATCAGGTCCCGGAGCACTGGAGCGCGGAGGACAAGGCGACATTCGCCAAGCTTCCGCAGGAGGGGCAAGCCTTCCTGCTGAAGCGTCACGGCGACATGGAAGCCGAGTTCACGCGCAAGTCACAGGCGAGTGCGGGAGCAGTCCAGTTCACGCAGGCGCTTGCGCCGATCTTCAACGACCCGCAGATCGCGGCGTCGTTGCGACAGGCGGGCGTTCACCCGGTTCAGGCGATCCAAGAGTGGGCGTCATGGCACCGGATGGGCACCTCGCCCGACCAGCAGGACAAGTTCAAGCTGCTGGTGGGATTGACGCAACGCATGGGGCTGGACCCAGCGCGCATCTTCTCCGCCTTGAGCAGCCAGCCGCCGCCGAACCCTGCGGGTCTCTCCGACGAGGACCTGAAGGACCCGGCAGTCAAGTTCATCGCCGATCACCTCGGCAAGACGAATAGCGAACTCGCAACCATCCGGGGCGAGCTGCAACGCAGGGATCAGATCGAGCAGCAGGCTCGCGCTGATTGGGGTGTACGAAGTGCAAGACAGGGGATCGACGGCTTCGCGGACGAGAAGTCGAAGGACGGACGCCAGTTGCGTCCCCACTTCGACGCCGTGCTGCCGATCATCATCGACCTGTTCAAGGCCAATCCGCAACGCAATCTGGCCGAGGCTTACGACACCGCCTGCTGGGCTCACCCCGAAGTCAGGAAGCAATTGCTGCAAGCCGAACAGTTTCGCACGCAATCGCAGAACGACATCGCGAAGGCCCGCATCGCGCAACGTGGGAATACGAGAGGGGTCACCACCCCTGTCGCGAGACCCAACGGTGCCGACGGGCCCTCACGGGGCGGCATCCGGGACGCTATCGAACAGTCTGCCGACGAGATCGGGTATTAACCCCATAGGAGTGCCTTATGGCCGACCCGACAGTTTCCATGCTCGTCGCTACCACGATCAACAACTACCACAAGCAGTTCGCCGACAACGTCTCCAACTCCAATGCGGTCACCGCGCTTCTCCGCGAGGGTAACCGCGTCCGCGTCATCGAAGGCGGCAAGCAGATTTCCTGCCCGCTGACCTACGCCGAGGAAACCTTTGCTTGGTATCTGGGAACAGAGCTTCTCAGCCGCGCCACCAAGGACACGATCTCTGAAGCCCACTACGACCCGGCGAACGCCGTGGCCTCGGTGACGCTGTCGGGCCCTGACCTCGCCAAGAACCGCTCGCGAGAGCGCATCCTGAACCTGCTCGAAGGCAAGCTCGACAACGCCGAGAGCACCATGAAGAACAACATCACCAAAGCCGTCTACGGCGATGGTACCGTTGCGAAGTCCTTCGCGGGCCTCAAGGCCTTCGTCACCGTCGATGGCCTCGGTATCGTCGGCGGCATCGACGCCGGTACATGGACGTTCTGGAAGAACCAGTTCCAGAGCGTGGCCCGGGCCACGGGCCTCCAGTATCCGGCCCTCAAGTCGGGCATGAACGCGCTCTGGATGAAGCTGATCCGTGGCGCGGAGAAGCCGGACCTGATCGTGGAAGATGGCGAAATCTATTCGACCTACGAAAGCGGGTTGCAGGAGAACCAGCGTTACGCCGACGCCAAACTCGGGGCCCTCGGCTTCGAGACCCTGAAGTACAAGAGCGCGCCATTGGTGTTCGACGGTGCCGCAACGGGTATCACCGGGGCCTATTACCTCAACACCAAGTACATGAAGTTCGAAATCTACTCCGGTCGCAATTTCGAGGCCCTCGACCTGCCCGACCAGAGCCCCGACATGGACGCCGTCACCCGCCACATGGCGTTCATGGGTGCGCTGACGCTGTCCAACCGCTCGATGCAGGGCAGGCTCACGGCAACGGGTACCTGATTGCTGCATCGTTAAACGGCGGCCGACTTGCGGGGAGCACGGCCGCCGTTTTTCCCCGCGCTCCCCGATGGAGCCTCTATGTCAGATACCCCGACACTGGTGAAATTCTATTCCGGCTGGGAACGCGACGGCAACGGCCCCGACGGCATGCCGCTGTACCGCGAGATCGTTCGTGTGCGAATGGACCGCCCGCCTTATCTCGGGATCGACCGTGTTGCCGAGGATGATGACATCAGCAATCACCCCGGGCCCTACGAACTCTACCAGAAAACCTGCGCGGCCCGCAAAACCATCGTCGGCTATCCGCTGGCTCTGTGGCCTGCTTGTCCTCCTCATATTTTTCAGATGTGCGCTGTCCGCGATATCCACACTGTGGAGCAACTGGCGCAGCAGGTCAGCAGGAAGCGGCGTGCCGAAGCGGTCAAGACCATCCCGCCCGACGTCCTCGAAATCGCCGACCGCGCGGTGAAGATGATCGAACTGCACGGCAAGGCGGGCCAGTACGAGGAAATCGTCACCGAACTGCAAGGCCAGCTTGAGGCCCTGAAGGAGCAGATGACCGAGGCCCTCGCCACCATTTCGTCGCAGAAGGCCCTGATCGAAACCCTTAGATTGAAGGCTGCCGCATAATGGCGAAACTGGCGACCATCGTCGACGCCGTGTCCGACGCTTCCCTCGAAATAGGGATCGTGCAGAAGCCGGTTATCAACGTCGTGGGGACGGCGGATGCCGACGTCGCGCAGATGGCCGCCCTGCTCCAGAACGTGGCGGACGAACTGCTTCTCGATCCGCCCTATCGCGACCAGCTTGGCGACGGCAACTGGCTGATCGACGGCGGCGGCGTGGTCCGCAAGTCCCGGCCCACCGCCGACGACGACGTCATCCTGTTCGACGCACGCCTTGCCGTGAACGGCCTCAAGTACCGCTTCCTGAAGGCCAAGGGCCTCGAATATGGCGAGGAGCAGCGCGACTTCATCACCCGCCTCAACAAGATCGCCGGGCGCAACGCGCCCGTGATCGACCTCAACGCCGACCCGGGGCGCGTGCAATGAAGCAGTTCCCCGCAGGCACGCTGCTTTTGAAGAACCGCCGGGGCACGCCGACGCGGCTTCTCAACAAGGGACGCCCTGCGGCAAAGGTCACGCATTTCAGGGCCCCGCTGAAGGGCCTCTCGCGGCACGCGGAGCTGGGCGACGCAGACCCCCTGCTGGCCTCGATCATGACCAACTGGGTCGTCGAGGACGACCGCATCACCGTGCGGCCCGGCTACATCAAGACCGGCCAGATCGCGGCGAACACGCCGATATCCACCATGATCCCCTACTACGGGTCTCCGACGCAGAAGATCGTCGCCGCTGCGGGCACCCAGATTTACGACACCTCCGGGGCCTCGATCTCCACCGGCTGGACAGGCGATGACTGGAGCTGGACCTACTTCGCCAACCTCTCGTCCACCGACTACACCGTGATGGTCAACGGCCACGACGGCGTGGTGTCGTGGGACGGGACTACCTTCGTCAAGGAGACCGTGACCGCACCGTCAGGCGCAACGTGGGTCAACCCGCTGCGCTTCGACAAGGTGCTGTCGCACATGAACCGGCTGTGGTTTGCCGACAGCGACAACCTCGCGCTCTATTATCTGCCGGTGCAACAGAAAACCGGGGCCCTGTTCCTGCTGCCGCTCAACGCCATGTTCAAGCGCGGCGGGTATATCACGGCGGTCTACACATGGACCATCGACGGCGGGTTGGGCCTCGACGACGCCATCGTCATCTTCTCCTCCAACGGCGAGGCGGTGATCTACTCGGGCGTCGACCCGGCGAGCGACTTCAAGCTGATCGGCATCTTCCGCTTCGACGCGCCGATGTCCAAGAACAGCGTCGTCAATTT